GATCTGCTTTGCTACACCTCCCGTTAGGGGTTAAGACGTTGATCCATGCCACGTAAATCAGCTGAAGAGCGGTCGGGTGATCTGTATCGTGCTGGGGCCGCACCGCCGCCGCCGCCGGACGATCTTGACGATCTTGGCAAAGGATTGTGGCGCCAGATTGCCTCGTCCAAGCCGGCTGATCAATGGAACCCGGGCGCGTTAGATCTGCTGAAGACGTTTTGCCAGATTTCGGTTCAGCGAGATCGGCTGGTTGAACTGCTGTTTATCTACAAACCTGGCACCCAAGAGTATCGCGGTGTTTTTGAGCAGACGAATGCGTCTGCAAAGACATTGAAGTCGCTTGCAGATGGTTTGCGGTTGACAATTCAGAATTTGGTCGATCGTAAATCTGGACGGATTACCGAGAAGGGCGTCGGGACGCAGGAGCCCGAGAAGCGTATGCTTTTGGGCGGTAAGGCAGTATGGCGAGAGCAAGAGCCCGGAAAACGAAAGACAGTGAATTAGCGCGGCAGCGTGCTGAGGATGTTATTTCGTTCGTTGAGCAATATCTAGTAGTTCCAGAGGGAGTTCATGTTGGTCGCAAGATGCGGTTGCGTGAATGGCAAAGAGATATAATTCACGAGATTTACGGATCTCCGACACGGCAAGCCATTATTTCCATGGCTCGCAAGAATGCGAAGACGTGTTTGGCTGCGATGTTGGTTTTGGCGCACCTTGTAGGCCCGGAGGCTAAGCGGAACGCGCAGATTTACTCGGCGGCACAATCTCGCGATCAGGCTGCTCTTGTGTTCGGGTTGGCGTCGAAGATGGTTCGGATGAGTTCCGAGCTGAACGATCCGAGCAGGGTCGTTGTTCGGGACTCGGCGAAAGAGCTGTACAGCCCGCTAACGGGCGTGAAATACAAGGCGCTCTCGGCGGATGCGACGACGGCCTACGGCTTTTCTCCGGTTCTTGTCATTCATGACGAGCTTGGGCAGGTCAGAGGCGACCGGTCGGAACTTTACGATGCTCTTGAGACGGCGATGGGGGCCCAGGCTGAGCCGCTGTCGATCATCATCTCCACACAGGCACCGACGGCTTTAGATTTGCTGTCGGTGTTGATCGACGACGCGAAGACGAAGGCCGATCCGATGCAGAAGCTCATCTTGATGAGCGCCGCAGAGACGGACGATTTGGAGGACGAGAAGACCTGGCGTAAGGCGAACCCTGCGCTCGGAGATTTCCTCAGCATCAGTGAAGTTCGAGGCTTGGCGGCCAAGGCATCTCGGATGCCATCGTTTGAGGCGAGTTTTAGGAACCTTCATCTAAATCAGCGAGTTGCAGCTCTTAACCAGCTTTTCCCATTGTCGGTTTGGGAAGCGAATGGTGAGGAGCCGGATCTTGCCGCCTTTTCGGATGGCCCGGTGTATGCGGGGCTAGATCTTTCGGGGAAGCAGGATCTAACGGCCTTGGTGCTGATCGCCAAGAGCGGCGGAAAGTGGAATGTATGGCCGCATTTCTGGACGCCTGAGGCGACGATGCGCGACAGGGCGGCTCGGGATCGAGCGCCTTACGATGTGTGGGCCTCGAAGGGGCAGCTAAACGCTGTGCCCGGGGTTACGATCGATTATGGGTTTGTGGCGAACAAGATCGCCGAGATTTCAAAGCGATGCAACCTGAAGTCAGTGCAGTACGATCGATGGCGGATCGATGATCTGCGGGCTGCTCTGGTGGCGATAGGTGCGGATGTGCCGCTTGACGATTGGGGCCAGGGGTTCAAGGATATGGCTCCGGCGATTGATGCCCTAGAGGTCGAGGCGCTGCAGGGGAATCTGCGGCACGGCATGCATCCGGTTTTGACGTGGAACGCGGCCAACGCCGTTATTTCGACGGACCCTGCAGGGAACCGTAAGTTTGAGAAGGCCAAGGCTACGGGTCGGATCGATGGTCTTGTGGCGCTTTCCGGCGCTTTGAGGGCGACGATTGCGGTCCAAGAAGCCGAACGGTCTCCGGAATATCAGATGTTTTTTGTCGGGCGATCTTGTAGTGTGCCTGCTCGGCTTTAGGCGAAAGCCTAACAGAGTTGCCGTCGGCGCCGAATGTCGGAGGTATAGCCTTAACCCGCTATACCGCCGGTTTAGTCGTGTATCTTCCCCATACGGACTCAAACTGATGACGTTCAGGTCGCCGGCGGCAGCCTCTTCGCTGTTGACTGTTTAGCGAGGGCTGAATTATGCGAAAAGTGTTCTTAGCGGTGGTTTCTCTGTGCTGTTCGTTTCCGGCTTTCGCTCAAGCTCCGCCGCAGACCGTAGATGGGCCAAAGGCTTTACCAGTCCCGGTCGAGAAAGGCTCCCCCAATCCTTTGGCGAGCGTGGCGCATCCGGGCGTTGCGATGGTTATGTGCCCACAAGCCCCGACCGTAACGCAGGCTCCAGAGCGTATATCCAGGCAGGCTCGAGACGCTGCGGCAAGCCAGGATGTAAACCTGAAACAGTGGGCGGTTCATTGTCCAAGGGACAAATAGGGTCATGGACCCCGCGATGATCCTTTACCTGCTGTATGGTTTGCTGAATGCTTTAGGGCTCGCGCCGTGAGGCGTGGAATGGATGAGGGCCGATAGGCCCACACAGAGGTTGCCGCTGGTGCCGGACCGGGAACGTCAGGTATTGGCTTTTACCCGCTAGCATACCGGATCAAGGTTCTGTCTCCCCAGTGGGACCTTGGTTATGACCGAGCAGGCTCGGAGGGGTCGGGAGCGGCAACATTTATCCTTCGCCGGTAGCGCCGTTAGCGGCTCGGCTTTTCGCTCGGCGGCGAAGTTCGTTTATTAGCTCCAGATCTGAGCAATCTCTAAGACCATCGCGCGCCGCGATCCGTCGCGACGGGTCTGGTGATTGATGGAGAAGATCCCTTACCTCCCTTAAGCTCCCTTTTCCAAAATCAGGGATAGAGAGCAATACATGGTCAGGCACATCCCTGACCTCGTCAATTGATTTGAAGTGCCAAGAAAGGCGACTTGCTACTCTGTAGTTTAGTCCAAGTTTGTCCTTAAAATAGTCCATGTTTTTTCGCCACTCTTTTTCAGAAACGTGTTGCAGTAATTCTTTATACACCTTGTTGCTCCTTTTGCTTCTTGAGCTTGGCTCGCCACCTACGCATGTTCTCGCGAACAACGGCATTGTAGCGAATTCTCAATTCTTCGTCGGTTAAGGACTCTAGCGATGGCTCTCTGTCAAATGTGTTGGGGACGGGGAGAGCTTTGTCCGCCGCTGACCTTCGGCTTGGCGCGGGTTTCTGTACCTTGCGGGGAATGCGGCGGCTCGGGGGTTGAGCATTGTTGCGAGGGGCTTCGGGAGCAGCCTTCATGTGTCCCTGATGAGGACATCAAGCCTCATCCGTAGATCTTTGCTTCCGGCTGCGGCGCATGGCTTCTCGGGAGTGTTCCCGGCGGGCATCACAGAAGCTGCATTCTCCGTGAGGGGCGTAGAGCTTGGCTGCGCCGCCTGACCGAGATTTCTCCTCGGCTGGTGCGGGAACCGCCGCTGCTGGGACCGGCTTGGCCGGTTTTGCGGCGGGCGCGCGCTTGGCGACGGCTGCCCACACTCCAGCGAAGCCATCCTTGGTGGCTTGTTTCGCCTTGGGGCAATCGCATAGAGCCCAGGTTGCCGCGGATCTGTTGGCGCAAAAGCAGCATGTCATGCGGCTTGTTATACAACGTTATACAACGGAAATCGATTTCAAATTATGCGGAAGCTGATCCCGGCGCTGGTCGCCGTCTCTCTCCTATCCGGCTGTGTCGGCACTTTCGATCCTCTGGAGCGTGGCGCGCAGGGCGCTGCTGGAGGGGCGGCCGCAGGCTGTGCCATGGGTGCGGCAATGACGATATGGGCTGGACCGGTGGCGGCGGTGGGCTGCGGGATGGGTGCGCTAGCCGGCGCCAGCATGGGCGCGATGATGGGCGTGGCTACGACACCTCCTCCACCGAGCTATCCCGTCTATCCGATTAACCCGAGATAAGCGGAGACATAAGATGCGCTTGCTAGCGACTGCTGCGACTTTTGCCGTCCTTCTTTTGCCGTTTGCCGCGAATGCGGATTTTGCCAACCGAGTCCAGGTTCAAGGCCACGTTACGGTCGTTGATGCGTGCTGGGATGCCGACGCTGCGGTCGGCGCGTGCACTTGCGCCACGGTTTCGTTGGATAACGGAAAGCAATATGCCATTTCCCCGATTGGTACTCCGGCATCTCACAATGCGTATAGCACGGCCTTGGCGGCGATCCAGCCTGGTCGGACCTTCGCCTTTTGGGACGTCGGCCCTATTTCGGATCGCAGCTGTCACTTCGGCAATGACAATCAGCCGCTGCACATAATCTATGCGCCGGCAGTCTGGTAGGGGATGAATGAGGCTCACGAAATTCGATTTGGATAAACTCCAGCATAGTTGGGGCAAGCCAGACCAAGGGTATCGCCTATGCGTCGGGTGCAACATGCGTGCGGCCATAGGGTCGGAGTTGCTACAGATAGCGGGAGACTGCCAACCCGCTGTCCGCGTTGCAGATGACGGCGTGATCATTCGGGGGCCAGCATCATGATGAAGCTTGAAAGCTGGGACACTGAAGCAAACAAGGCGCTCTGGAAGATTGTTCGCCTGGACGATTATTCGGATGTGCCAGGGAAGATCATCTCGGCTTGCGTGCTCTCGGGCGAATGCGTAATGCAGATTAACGGCGGACAGTCGCAGAACCATTCATTTGGTGCCGGCGGCATTCGGATCATGCCGAACCGGCGTCGGTGATTGAGTGCAAATCGTGTCGATTGCCGCGTTACGGGGATTGTTTGCGGCGTGGCGCCAGGCGCACTATAATAAAACGGGTCATTGGATCTGGTATGGGGAGATAGAGCTTCTTATCCATCAGATCGCCGACATAATCCAGCGGCCCGATCCGGGCGAGAAGGTCTACAGCTCAGCATCGGTTCCGTTGAGCGGCGCCGAGCATAGCATTGAAGTCGCCCTTCATGCTGCTCAATGCGCTGCTGTTGTCGCCGTTGCCGACAAAGAGCAGCGCCGGCCAGAACGCGATGAGGCCGATGGCAACGGCGGCGGCATCGCTTGAGGCTTTGCTGTTCTGAGCGACCGAGGCTGTCGCGATCTGGTGGGACACAACATTCAGTTCATACCCAAGCTCGTCGCAAGACATATTCGTGTATCGCGTTGGCGATACATACGAGGCTCCGATCTGATCAGCCGGCATGGCACATGACGCCAGCATAGCGGCGGTCGTCAGGGCGGCGAAGGTTCTGCGAAACATTTTGTGACCTTTGAAAGTTCGTTTTGGTTGGGTTTTATCTAGCCTTTAGGGGCAGCCCAGCGAAGTGTGTTCCTTCTGTTCCGGGGAACCATTCGGGGCTGGGTTTTCGAACATATCCGACGAACTCTCCGCTCTTTGCGAACGCTTTGATGGCATACCGCGTCGGTAGCGAGCGGTGGCCGGCTGCTTCGGAAAGAGC